TAAAAAAAAAAACAACAATGAAAAATGGAAAGAGTGGAGCTGAGAGCTTCGCAGAAAACATGAGAGAAAAATTAGGTCTTAACAAACCACTTCCTAAAGAAGTAATGGATAATTTGAGGGAAGGTGTAATTGACCTTGGTAAAAAGACAGGTGATACCAATGCAGAAGATGTATTGGACAATTGCTTGATTGAATTAAGAAGATTAAAAGACAACCAAAGCAAGGCTATTGTAATTGCTTATCTACTTGGTACTCTGCCTATGGGCTTGCAGAAATTCATTGCAGACCAACAGCAAAAGATTGTTGTTGCTCTTACAGCTAAGAATTTGGTAGGTGAAGGTCCAGAAGCCATGTTGGGTATGCTTCTTATGGGAGCTATGCTTGGTAATAAAGATTCAGATGAATAATGAAATCAAAGTAAGTCTCAGTGTCACATTACAAGGTAGTGTGATGCTGAGCCAAGAGCAGGCTAAAGCTCTTGAGGAAGAAAAAGTAGGCACAGGTTATGATACTTTCTCTATGAGAGTAGAAGGTAAGAAGAGTGATGGTAAGGAGGATATTCAAACTATTACTGTAAAAACCAGAAAGTGTAAACCTGCTGGTCAATCTCTCAACCTTAGTATGGATGCTTATGACTACATGACAGGAAAAGAAGCTCCTTACTTTGTTAAACCCAGAGATTGGGAGAGACTTACTAAGAAACAGAGGCTTGAAGCACATCTTAAAAGGATATGTGAAGAGCTTGGTGGAGTGAGTTTCACCTATGCTGTATTGGATAATTAAATCATTTATGGTGTAGGTAGTATGTTATTTGTATCAATTATAGTAGGATTGTTAGGTATTATCTTACTAATAAAGACTTTTGTTAGGTATCACCCTTATATTGATTTAGTTCTAAGCTATAACAAGTATATACTATTGCTGTGGTATGATAAGGATGGTGGAAGAACTTACATAAAACTATTGGAAATATAAGCAAAGGGAGAGTTTTAACTAAGAAGAAGTGGAGAAATGGGATGGAAAGTTACCAGTATATGGTCAAGTTCCTACAATATTTAAAGACATAAGTAAATAGTCATGACTTGGTTTATTATTGGTATAATTCTTACTATAATAATAGTGGAGATTATGAAAGATACCCATTTTAAATGCTATAATGGGATGAAGGTTGTGGAGGAGTCTGAGGTAAGAATACCCTTATGGTTTCTAATCATAATTATTCTTGTTGAACAAATTCCTGTTCTTAACATTTTACTGTTTTTGACTTTTCTTGTAGCATATTTCATATTTTCCAATATGAAGCCAGAAATGTATCTTGTTAAGTATATCCCAAGTTTAAAGGGGGAGACTTATGTAGGAAAGATTGTGATTAAAATTAAAAAGCTCTTATGCACTGAAATATAGAGCTTTCTTTCAAGTTATAGTATGAAACAAAAAGTAATTAATATTCTTATGCTCTTACTTATTGGTGGTCTATATGGTTTATACTATATGGACTACCAAGAGGAGCACAAGGAACCTGAAAAGGTGGATGTGTTGAGATTGGAACAACCAGAGTTCTTACTATCAGAGGCTCCTGATGATTATCTTATGGAGGCTTTAGAGTATTATAATGTTAAACATAAGAACATTGTATATGCTCAGGCTATCCTTGAGACAGGTCATTTCAGGTCTAAGGTCTGCAAAGAGTACAATAACTTATTTGGACTCTACAATAGTTACAAAGGTGATTATTACAAGTTTGACCACTGGAGTGAGAGTGTGGTTGCCTATCTCAATTACATACAATATAGATACAAACCCCCGGATGATTACTATCAATTTTTGATTAAAATAGGTTATGCGGAAGACCCGCAATATATAGAAAAACTAAAGAATATAGTAAAGAGATATGGATAGAGAACAGGCTCAGGAAGAGATAATGAATATAAGGAGTAATTCTATACTCTGTGAGTTACCTACTTCCTTTGGTAAATCTAAGATAGGCATTGATTTGGCTTTAAGGGATAACCCCAGTAGCATACTTATAGTAATCCCAAGATTAGTCTTGATAAATAACTGGAAAGAGGAGTTTATCAAATGGGGACTTGAATCTTGGCTTGAAAGAGTACAATTCAGTACTTATGTAGGATTGAATAAACATGTAGAGGAAGAATGGGATGTAGTCATCTTTGATGAAGTGCAACACATGTCAGAAAGATGTAGAGAATTTGTATCTACAATGGAGATACATCATTCTATCATGCTTTCAGCTACAGTTACCAGAGATATGAAGTGGGAACTAAGTCAGTTGTTTCCTGATTTTCAATGTTATACAGTGAAGATGAAGGAGGCTATAGACAATGAAATCCTTCCTGACCCAAGAGTGTTCCTTATCCCTCTTGAACTTGATAATACACATGCTGTACATACTATGATTGAACATCCCAAAGCTAAGATTATCAAAGAATGTCTATATAAAGATAGATGGTCTTACTTAAGGGATAAATCTATTCAAGTGCATATTAAGTGTACTGAATATCAGTATGTGATAGAGTTAGGAAACAAGATAGAGTTCTGGAAGAGGCAATATATGAGAACAAGAAATGAAGGAGTAAAGACAAAATGGTTATTCCTTGCAGGTCAAAGGCTCAAATTCCTTTCACAATTAAAGAACCCTATTATCTTATCTCTTCTGGAGAAGCTGAAATCAGAGAGGGTACTCACATTCTGTAGCTCTATTGAGCAGACAGAAATATTAGGGGAAAACTGTATTAACAGTAAGAACAAAGAATCCTCTATGGTACTTGATATGTTTAATCACAAGAAGTTGGACCACATTACAGCATGTAATATGCTGAATGAAGGTATGAACCTTGTAGATTGCAGAGTTGGTTTATATGCTAATCTGAACAGTAGTGATATTATCATCAAACAAAGATTGGGTAGAATACTCAGGCACAAAGACCCTATTATTATCATCCCTTACTTTAGTGGTACAAGGGAAGAGGAGTTGGTTGAGAAGATGCTTGAGGACTATAATCCAGAGTTGGTTATGAAAACAAATTTAAGTGAAATAAAAGTATGAGAAACAGAGTTAAAATTACTAAAGCAAGCTACATTGTAAATCCTGAGAAGAAGGTGGTAGTTTGTGTTCTGGAGTGTGATATGCAGTTGCAGAAACATCCTGCATGGATTGATATTTATCCCAAAATGTGGGCTAATCTTCCACTTGTAGACCTCGATGGCACATTCAAGGTAAGAGCCATTGCAAGATGCAATGAGGAAGATGCCTTCAATGAAGAGGTAGGTAAGAGGATTGCAGAATCCAGAGCAAAAGGTAAAGCATTTGCTACTGCTGCAAAGGTTTACAGAGAAATTGAGAAATATTTCTTGAACTGTGCTGCACTTGTGAATGAATCTGTGGAGGCTTGTGAACAGACTGTGAAAGTTGAGGAAGCTCATGTTGAATTGCTGATTGGAGAGTAGTATGACAATCTCATTGAATGACAAGGTTATTAAAAAGAGTGGGGTTTCTCTTGGAGAGGTCTTACTTATGATAGCCATTCAAAACAATGTAGATTTCAATGCTGCTGAAAGTGAGTTGAAGAAAAAAGGACTTATTAGTACAAGTTATGATAGGGAAACACATCTTCCTGTAGGGTTATTTGTTACTTCTACAGGGAATAATGTGGTAAATAATATCATTCTTGACTCTGATAAGTCTGTGGGGACTGATGACTTCAATCAAAGAATTGAAGCATTAGTACCTCAACTTCAATCCATTTATCCAGAAGGAAAGAACTTTAACAATCAGTATTGGAGAGGGAATAAAACTGACATTAAGAGGAAGTTACAGACTTTCTTTAAGAAGTATGGGAATGATTACACTGATGAACAAATCATTAATGCAACTCAAGCCTATGTTTCTGGCTTCAATGGAGAGTATAAGTTCATGAGATTGCTTCAATATTTCATTTGGAAAGAAGAGGTAAAGGATGGTACTAAAGTGCCTATCTCAGAACTGGCTAACTATATTGAGAATGAAGGTCAAACAGACTCCCTTACTGATAATTGGACAACTACATTGGTTTAAGCTATGGAAGAGAAGGATTCATTTGATAGGGCACTGGAGAAGTTAATACTCCGAAGGCAGAGAATATTGGATGGCAAGATAAATTGTATTCCATTGTCTTTCCCAAGATTAAGAGTGTGGCTCCCCGGAATAGAGAAAAGAAGGTATAACATTATTACTGCAAATCAAAAGGTAAAAGCTAACTAATTTATTTAATCTATTGTGTAATTGGAAATATTGTTTTATGTTTGCACTGACAAATATATTATAATATGGAGAAAATAACAAGAGATTTAAAAGTATCAGGTATTTATTGTATAGAAAATAAGTTGAATCATAAAACTTACATAGGAAGTTCAAAGAATCTTTATCAAAGGTTATTGAAACACTTTGCCTTATTAAGACATAATAAGCATGAAAATGCTCATTTGCAAAGTGCTTGGAATAAATATGGTGAAGAAAGTTTTGAATGGTTCATATTAGAGTTTTGTGATAAATCTATATTGACTGAAAGAGAACAATACTGTTTAGATTTATTAGGAGGAGAATATAATATTACTAAGAAAGTAGAAAGGAATATCCTATCCAAAGAGTCAAGGATAAAACAGGGAGAGACAAGGAGAAGATTACATCAAGAAGGAAAACTTGATTTTAATTTTAACCCTGTTACTTTGTATGTTTATGACTTAGATGGAAATCTGTTATTTGAAAATCCTTTAGGATTGAAAGATACAGCTACTAAATTAGGTATCTCTCCTTCAAGTATATGTAGGGTAACTAATGGAACTTATCAACAATGTAAGGGCTATAGGTTTTCTTATAAACTTGAGCAGTTATCACCTCTTGAAGTTAAATCTAACAAACAAAATACCAAATACAATAATTATAGGCACTGCCCTACTATAGAGTAATCTATAGATGTAACACCTGAATATCCTCGGAAGCTAAGTCAAGAAATTGATATGCCAACTTGAGGAGGCATAGGCTATACCTTGAGTATAGATTCAGCCCCAGAGACTAAATGCAGGTGCTCCTATTTAATAATAGGATGAAGACATAGTCCAGACCACAAAACATGATGCTTTGCTGTGGCTTTCAACTGTGGTTAAAGTCATGTGTAGTGAAAACTATAGTGGTATGAGGAAAATCAAAACTTGCTGACTATATGCTTGTTTATGAACCCTTCTTCTATGCAATTGAGCACCCTGACCAACTAAGGTTGAAGATACTCTATTTTACCCTTGAAATGGGTAAGGAAGAAAAGTTCTATGAATTCTTATGTCACCTGTTATTCAGGCTTGATAGAATAAGAATAAGTCCAACTGACTTGAAGAGTACTTCTGCTGATAGACCAGTTCCTCAAGAGATATTAGACTTACTTGCATCTGAAAGGTATGTAACATATATTCAGAAGTTCAAGGAGACTATAATCTATATTGACTCTGAGAGAAATCCTACAGGAATCAACAAGTATTGTAGGAATTTTGCTTTGAGTAGAGGAAAGTTCCACTTCAAGAAGGTTATCATGAAGAATGAAGCTGGACTTGAGGAGGAAAGAGAGGTTATAGACTTTTATGAACCAGATGACAAGGATGAATATGTTGAAATTATCTTAGACAACTATTCAAATCTGATGTCAGAAAGTGGTATGAACAAAATGCAGACTATTGAGAAGATGAGTAAGTATTTCATCACTCAGAGAGACCAATTTGATTTCAATATCACTGCAATCCAGCATCAAGCTCAGGCTCAGGAAGGAATTGAGAATCAGAAGTTGAATAAGATGATGCCTTCATCAGATGGTCTTGCAGATTGTAAGACTACCACCAGAGATGCAAATCTGGTGCTTGGTTTATATAGTCCATTTAAGTATGGTCTAAGGGAATATGAAGGTTATGATGTGACCAAATTCAAAAACAATATAAGGTTTATGCAGGTTATTGAGGATAGAGATAATGGAGCAGGAGGTCAAATATGTCCATTGTTCTTTGATGGAGCAGTGAGTACATTTACTGAGCTTCCACTACCCAATAATAAGCCTGAACTGGAAAGGTGTCTTGAATATATTGAGACAGTTGTAAGAAGGAGGACTAACTATACTTTCATGAATGTCTCTATAAGAAAAGCCAGAATAAGGAAGTGGAAGATGAATTTGCATAGGTTGATTAAATTGATTACCTTTGCAGACTAAATTTTTAAATAAGAAGAATGAAAGCATTGATTTTAGCTAAGTCAGGCTTTGGTAAATCAACCTCTATTGGAGAGATACCAGAGCTTGGATTGAAAGGGTTAGACCCTAAAGTGACTTATTTGATAAGTTGTGTGAATAAGCCCTTGCCTTTTAGAGGGGGTGGAAGTAAGTATCAAGTTACTACTCTTAAGGAGATTGGTAAAGGTAACAGGATTATAACCAATGATGCGAAAGAAGTTGCTCAAATCATTGAGATGTTAGCCAGTCCTCAATCCCCATTCACCAATATAGTACTGGATGATATGAATTATATCAGTCAGGATTTCTATATGAAGAATGCAATGAAAGGTGGTTGGGACACTCCTAAACAGATTGGTTATGGAATGGGGTTAATCTTTGATGCAATCAATCTTGTGCCAGAAAATAAGAACATGATTTGTCTTGCTCATTATGAGGAATATAAAGACAAGAATGGTGATAGTATCTCTTATAAATATAAGAGTACTGGTAACATGGTTGATTCATATATTACTCCTGAGGGTAAGTTTGAAGTGGTTCTTTATGGTAAATCTTCCTTTGATTCCAAAGAGAAGAAATCCATCAGAGAATTTGTTACCAATGATGATGGAGTATATCCTGCAAAGAGTCCTGTTGGCATGTTTCCTCTATATATTCCCAATGACTTGGGTCTTGTAGTTGAGAAAGCACAGGAATATTATGGATAGGGATGAAGTAGTCAGGATTAGTAGGCTTGTAGCCTTTGGTGGACTGACTGGAGAAGATGCTGCCAATCTTCTATTAGATTATTGCACTGAGCATGGTAAAGACCCTAAATTGTCTGTAACTTTTATACAGACTATTATGGGAATAGGTATGCTCCAGCCATATTTAATGGAAGCATTAGAGTATTATGAGAAGAAGTACACCATAAATAAATTACAAAGTAAACCCAATAATATGGGACAAAGACAAATAATTTTAATAAATTAAACATTATGAATAGAGAATTATCAAGATTTGAGCTTGCAATTGTAAAGAGAACAGCTCAGAACACTAAGAGTTTGAGAACCAAAAGAGACAAACTTGTAGAGAAGATTGAGAAAGCACAGGAAGAACTGGGTGTAATCAATGAAGCCATTGAAGGCTTTGAAGCTCCTATCAAGACTATGACTGGTGGTTTCACTTCTGAGGAAGTTCTTGCTGGTATCATGGCAGTAGCAGAGGCAACAGAAGCAGCTCCAGAAGGAGAAGTTTCAGAAGAGGTTGTAGGAGAGGTAGAAGTACCTGCATCTGAGGCAGTTACATTGGCAGAAGAAGTTGTAGAAGCCCCTGAGAACATAGGTACTGCAAATCCATTTGGAGAAGTGGCAGATGAAATGCCTTTCAAAGATTAATCACGTAAAATCAGTAATTTAAGATGAAGAATTTAAACAAAAGTTTCATGGCTGTTAAGGTAGGTAAAGAATCAGTTGAAGGTTCTTTCAAGATGTACAAAGGTATGGCTGCATTCAATATTGTAGCTGTAAATCCTACTAAGGCAGAATTAGAAGCTCTCACAGGTAGAGAGATTGAGAATGACCCTGAATATGTTGGTAAAACTGATGAAGGTAAGGAACAGGTAAGGGTGGTATTCTATGCAAAGACTGCTCCTGATGCTAAGTTGAACAATGGTATTGAATTGCTTATTCCTATCAGCTTTATATTGACTAAGGATTATAAGGTTGGTCAGACAAGTGGTAAATGCCAGATTATTGATAAGTTTGGTAGAACTGCATGGGCTACAAAAGAAGAAGTACAGTCCAAGTCTATTCCACAATACTCTTCTGGACCAGCCAATATCAGTGCTGACTATAGACCTGCATGGCAGGGTGAGGAATTCTTGGTTGACTTCCTTATTCAGTGGTTGAATATTCCTAATCCTGCCAACTATAAAGATGGTAAGTGGATTATGAAGGAAGACCCCTCTGACAGTGAGGTTTCTCTGGATATGGCAGCTCTGTTCAAGGGTGATGTAAAAGAGCTTAAAGAGCTTGTTACTCTTGCTGCAGCATATACAGTTAAAGGTGCAGTAGGTATCAGAACTGTAGATAATGAGAATGGTACAAGACAGTATCAGGCTGTATTTACAAGGAAGTTTGCTAAGAATGCTGTAACAGATTACAGTAGGATTGATGCTGCAATCACTGAGTTTCAGAATGCAGGTGGTGCTCCTAATACAGAGTTCTCTACACAACCTTTGCATGAAAATGTAGTAGAAGCTACTTCATTTACTGCACCTGACAATGACCCATTAGGAGCAGCAACAGCTCCTACAGCAACTCCTTGGGGTTAATAACATAAAGATTTAGAATTATGGCTATTAGTATTGGTAAACCTAATATCAGATTAGAAGAGATTTTATCAAAGGTATCAGAGTTAGATATTCTGAACTATTATTTTGGAGTAGACAAGATACCAACAATTATATCAAGTCCATTAAGACCTGATAACCATCCATCCTTTGGTTTTTATAGCATAGATGGTCAGAAGATACATTGGACAGACTTGGCTACAAAAGATAGAGGAGGAACATTTGATTTATTAGGTAAGTATTGGGGGGAGAGTTACAATGATGTGCTTGCACATGTTTGGGAGGACTTACCCAAGATTACTAAGACTAATGGCTATAGTGCATTAGGTAAACCTAAGATTGTCACTACTAAGGAGTACAGTTCTAACCTTGATTTACAATGTAAGACAAGGGAATGGAGAGAGTATGACCTTGAGTATTGGGCTTCATTTGGTATCACTTTAGAGTGGTTGAAATATGCTGACATTTATCCTATATCCTATAAAATAATCATAAAAGGAGAGAACAGAATGGTCTTCCCAGCAGATAAATATGCTTATGCTTATGTAGAATATAAGGAAGGAAAAGTCACTTTAAAGATATATCAACCATTCAATCAGAAAGGATATAAGTGGTCCAACAGGCATGATAGGTCAGTAATTAGCTTATGGACTAAAGTACCTGAATTTGGGGATAAGATATGTATCTGTTCCTCAATGAAAGATGCTTTATGTCTATGGGCAAACACTGGGATACCAGCATTGGCTATTCAAGGAGAGGGCTATGGTATTAGTGATACTGCTGTTAATGAACTCAAAAGAAGATACAAGGAGGTATTTATCTTATTGGATAATGATAAAGCTGGTCTCATAGATGGAGAGAAACTATCAGCATCCACTGGGTTCACTAACATAGTATTGCCACATTTTGAAGGAGGAAAAGATGTCTCAGACCTCTATAAAACAATAGGAGACAAAGAACAATTCAGAGAAATAATTTTAAGCCTATTTAATAGGTAATGTTTTATCACTAAAAAAAAAAATCATGGAATTTAGAAAAGTAACCATCATCAACAACAAAACTCAGTCCCAAAAAGTTATTCAAGCATCTACTGCAACTACACTGGGTGAGTTGAAAAGAGAAATGAGAGAAGCAGGTATTGAATATGAAGGAATGACATTCTTTGAAGGTCATTTGAGAGCAGAATTGAAAGATGATACTTCTATCCTTCCTACCAACATTCCTTACAAAGGACAGGTAGTAAATGATTTGACATTCCTGCTGACTGCACCTGAGAAGAAAATCAAGTCTGGTGCAATGTCAAGGGCAGAAGCCTACAATGCAATCAAGGCAAGAGGCTTGCAGGATGAATGTGTGAAAAGGTTTGGAAAGAACTTCACCATGTGTAAAACTCAGGACTTGATTGACCTGTTGGGTGAAGGTGCTCCTGCAAAAGAGGAGAAGAAAGAAGTTGTGAAAGAAAAACCCGCAAAGAAAGAAGTGGCAAAAGAACCTGTAAAGGAAGAGAAACCTGAGGTGACTGCAACTTCTGAGGGTAATGTTGCAGGTGCATTAGAAGTTCTGTTGGAAGGTCTTTATGGTAGTGATACCATCGAAGAAGCTACCTATAACAGAGCTATGGCTGAACTGAAAGGTACAGATTACAAAGAACCTGAAAAGATGTCAAGGTCAGAAATAAACAAGATGTTTGACTTTGTTCATTAAGTAGAAACCAGTGAGGGAGGAGGCTGAATAAGCCTTCCCCCTCATTTTTTTTTATCATGCAGTGACCGAAGAAATAAAGAAACAAGTCCATGAACTATATGATAGTATCATGGAAAGACCAAATCAAATCCTACAGTTCTTTCAAGACTTCTTTGGTGAAGGGAGAGTAGATATGCAGGGTTTTCCTACTGAGGATGGATTATATACATACCTTAGTGTAACTCCCTTGGGAACATTCATGGAATGGAGTAATATAGTAGATTCTTCTGCTTACCAAAATATGAATAAAGAGGACCGAGATATAATAAATCTCTTTTGGACAGCAGAAGGTGCTAATAATGAAACTGTTGTAAGTGGCTCTGCATTGGCTAAATATTTCTTGCCAATAATAAAGGAGAAGATTGCTAATACTATGTTCAATGGCTTATTTATTCTTATTTATTTTCCTACAGTAAGGATTACAAATGAGTATGATAAGTATGTTGATATTAAGGAGTTATGGCTTAAAGTTCCATTTAATTGGCAGGGAAAAGGTAAGGGATATTTTGGAGTGAACAGGTCTAATTATCCACTAAACCACTTTAAGGGAGGGTATATGCACAGTCATGTATCTTCTATTCCAAGAAACAACTTTGAGAATTTCCAAACACCTTGTACTGGTAGAGGACCTATCAATTCTTCTCTTTCTACATTAGCTATAGAATATGATGAAGCCATTTGGCAGTTATTATGTCTGGAGCTTGATAGGTATGTAAGAGTAGAATCTATTGATGGAGTTCCACACCACAGACTTGAGAATATTCCTGCACCAGAGATGGAAGATGCTAAAGATAAATTCTCTATGCAATCTCTTAGAGGTGTGGTTCCTTGGAATAGTGCCTTTGGAAGAGAGCAATTCAAGCTATTCATTAAATACCTTCTGGAGACTAAGAAGATTAGGTTCAACTATAGTAATGGAAGTTATGGGATAGGAATGTCCTTCATTGATACAGTGGTTCTTATCAGTAATGAATTTATTAGCTGGTATAATACTGAATATAACAAGCATACTTTTGATATTAGTTATACTGACCTTGTTAGTAATAGTATTATCAAGGAGTGTATTATAACCAATGGTAAAGTCTATATACCAAGAGCAGTAAGAAGGGGTAGTAGTGATGACTATCAGAGATATGTAGGAAAGAAAATCTGTACATTCAAAGGTAGGGAAATTACCTTGACTATTGATGAAGTACTATCCTCAGAGGAGGGGTCTCTTAATAGAACGAGGATACTGAATTTACAATATATTGAAGCTATTGTATGTAGCATGTTGAGAATATTAAATTATGGATATGGAAGAGAAGAAAGAAGTGAAACCAGTGCTGGAGTTAGTCCACAGACAGGATATATTTAAGATTGTCATCCCAGCAGAGGTTGAGAAAAAGATAAGATTTTTATGCAAGAACATTTGGGATGTAGAATGGTCAGGTATCTTGTTCTATAAAGTTGAGGGAGCTTTTGAAGATAAGTCCCTAACTATTAGATGTGTAGATTTGTTCCAAATGGACATTGGTACAAGTACATATACTGAGTTCAATGTATCTCCTGATATGGCTACATATATGATAGACCATCCTGAATTATTGGAAGAGGGAATATACCAAGGATTAATCCATAGTCATAATAATATGGCTACTTTCTTTAGTGGTACTGACACAGCCACCCTGAGTGCAGAAGGTAATGATATGGCTCACTTTGTATCCTTAATTGTGAATAATGCAGGTAAATATACTGCTGGTGTTACAAGGAAGTACAAATGTGTACAGACTGTATCTGAGAAATACACTTATCCTACTTGGAATGGTGAAGTGAGAGAGGAAGTAGAGACCTTTGATATTGAAGAAGAGAAACTTGAATGGTTCAATTTGGATATAGTATTTGAGGATGCAACTGATGACTTTGAGACTGAAATGATGGAGAGGCTTAAGGAAATCAAAGAGTCTAAGAAGAAGGCTATTACTCCTGTATATAAAGGTGGTTATCCTCAATATGGTAACTATGGAAAGAACATTGCCCCAACCAAGGAAGTGGGGAGTACATTTCCTATGGATAAAGATAAATACTATGGGGAAGAAGGAAGAGGCTGGTATAAAGCTAATGAAGCTAAGCAATTACCTGTTAAACAAGGTGAATTGCCTTTTGACCAGCCTGAGGAAGAGAATCTTGACATTCCTTATGGTGTTGTAACAGTAGATGAAGACATAGTGCAATCTATTGTAAGGCAACTTGTTACATCAAGTATTATCATTTCAAATGAAAGTGCAGTTGATGTCAAGAAGTGGGCTAATTCTATGGAGAGTCTTTATAGAAGAAGGTTTGGAAGTGTCAAAGAGTTTGAATACTTTGCATCAAACTATGTAGATTATCTTATCAATTATACCTATGATGAAGATGTCATGGCAGTTATTAATAATGATGATTCTACTATGGCTGCATTATTGGCACATGATGTAAGAGAAGAGCTTAAGAAATTACCAAAGAATCCTTGGTTAAGTGTTTATATCAAATTAATGGATGATTATATTATTTGATTATGGAAGATGAAGTATTAGAAAGTGCTATAAACCAAATGGTTGATGAACATTTGGAGACTGTTCATTCAGGGACTCTACAGGATGCTCCAGTAGAGATTGATGAACAAGGAGAAGCATTACTTGAAGCTGCATTAGCTGCTGAGGAAGTGGTGATTCCACCTAATTCAGGTAGTTTGCTTGTGGATGAAGCTACAAGTAGATTCAGTGAAGCTATCTGGTATAGTGCCATTCAGTCTAAGACCATTACATTAGCTGGTGTAGGTGGTATAGGAAGTTATGTTGGGTTCCTACTTGCAAGACTAAAACCTGCTGGATTGTATTTATATGACCCAGATATAGTTGAACAGGCTAATATGTCTGGTCAATTATATGGTAATCATAACTTGGGACAGGGAAAAGTTTATGCTCTTCATAATATGATGCAACAGTATGCAAACTATTATAGTGCTGTTGCATATCAAGAAAGGTTCACTGCTGAAAATGAAGCTACAGATATTATGATTTGTGGTTTTGATAACATGGAAGCAAGGAAACTATTCTTTGATGCTTGGAAAAATAGACTAATGGCTAAACCTGAGGAAGAGAGAGGTAGAATGTTATTTATTGATGGTAGGTTGGCAGCAGAAGAATTTCAAGTCTTTGCTATTCAAGGCAATGATGAAAGAGCTATAGTTGAATATAAGAATAGATGGTTGTTCAGTGATGCAGCAGCAGATGAAACTATCTGTAGCTACAAACAGACAACATTCATGGCAAATATGATTGCATCAGTAATGGTTAATCTATTTGTAAACTTCGTGGCTAATGAATGTAACCCTATTATAGATAGGGATGTGCCTTTTATGACTCAATATTCTGCTGATACAATGTACTTTAAAGTAGAAATGTAATGGCAATAAGTGTACAATTAAATAGGCAACTTCATAATGTATTCTTGAATAGGGGTGCTATTCAATTCCCAGACTATATTAGACCCAATCTTGCATTTGAAAACAATAATGTATTCAATCTGTTCTTAAGAGTAGATATTAGTGGACCAGAGATTGATGTTCCATTAATGTATAAGTACAAGGTTGAGGAAGGGTTATTGAGTAACTACAATCAGCCTAATAGTTTAAAGGAAATGGCTGTTGCTTTATTTGAGAATAGTTATCCTCAATCAAGAAGAACTGCAAATGCAATCTTCAAGACATTCCAGATGAATGATAATAGAAACAGGCTTATGAAGATTACAACTAATACTGGTGAGGTGTATTATGGTGGTAATGGTTATATCCTCGACAAAGATTATAACTTATTAATACTATACACACTTCATGGAGTTATGGAGGATAGAATTCTACACTACAAAACTGGTAGAATCTATGTGAATCCAAAGGTCTTTGTAAGTAAGGGTATAGTTGAAAAGGGTATTATTAAGACAGTCATTCCTGCATTTGTACAGGAGGGTATCATGGTAGATACAAATAATATTGGAGTTACTGCTCAGGATATTAATATTGCTATAAGGAATCAAAATGGCTTTGTTGTTCAAGTAATTAAGCCATTACCTGAGATAGTAGTAGCTGATGTGACTGATAGGTTCATAGTAAAACCTAAAAAGCCAACTCCTTCTACATTCAGCAATGAGGCTATGAATGATTACCTTCTGGAGCATCTTGATGAGGTTGTACAAATGACCTATATAGTATGACATTTGAGGAATATTTTGGTGGATGGGTAAGGGTTATAGATATAAAAGAATTAAATAAGGTAGTAGGACAGGTAAGTTTAATTAAAAGAGACTTACTTTGCCCTGCATATCCTGACATATTTAAGGCTTTTAATCTATGCCCTTACAATAATCTCAAAGTTGTAATGATAGGGCAAGACCCATATCCACAAAAGGATGTGGCTACTGGTGTCCTGTTTGGAAACAAGGAGGGGACTAAGTTGTCTCCTTCTCTTGAAATAGTTAAAGAGGCTTGCATTAATTTTGAAATTCCACATAATGGTATTATCTTTGACCCCACTTTAGAGAGTTGGGCTAAACAAGGAGTACTAATGATTAATTCTGCACTGACTTGTGAAGTGAATAAAGTAGGTAGCCACACAATGATGTGGAGACCTTTCATGACCAAGTTACTAAAGAATTTATCAGAGTGGCAGACTGGTATTATATATGTTCTATTTGGTGAACAGGCTAAAACACTTAAACCTTACATTAATAAGAACACTAATATAATACTGGAAGAGAAGCATCCTGCATACTATGCAAGGCAAGAGGAAAGGATGCCATCTACTGTATTTCAAGAAGTAAGCAAATTAACTAAAGAAAAATATGGAGAGCCAATCATTTGGTTCCAAGAATATTAATTAAAAAAAAAGAAAAGTATGAAGAAACTTATTTTTGTGAAGACTGGTAAGGAAGTGGAAATGGGTAATACATTTGCCTTTGGAATGAACAGTGCTTATGGTTTCATGCCATTTTACACTGTAGTTGTCTGTGAGGAAAGTATTCCATTTCTTATCAAAGAAGGCATAATTAAGGAAGTGGAAAATGAAGAAATTCCCACAGAACCCTACTTCTACATAAAACATCTTGCTGACAGAATTCATTGGAATGTAGAGAATCTAAGAAAATACCTTAGTAATCTATATACAATCTATCCTGCTGCTGTATTTTCAATTATGTTAAGAGAGGTAGCTATTGTACTCGATGAAAAATATGATAATCACATTAAGAACAGTAAGGAGATTTATGTTATTAGTTCTTTAAACGGAGAAATAATAAAGATTAAGGACTTGAATAAAATCAAGAACTTCAAGAATTTTGCTGCATTTAGAACATTAGAGGATGCTCTTGCAGCTAAGCATACCTTGAAAGACCCTATGAAACAATTATTTAAGAGAGGTGGAAAACAGGAGAATTAGGAATGCCACTCCAGAAGTGTATGGTAACATAAAGTTTAAATCCAGAATTGAGGCAATGGTCTATAGGACCTTGCTTCAACATGGGTTTGAGCCTGAATATGAAACCCATACTTATACAATCTGGGAAGGATTTAGACCTACTGTACCTTTTTACACCCGTAATAAAGCTAAGGCTACAATACTAAACCTTAAGAAGCTAATTAATATTACTTATACCCCAGATTTCTACATGGAGTATCAAGGCTTAAAGGTAATTATTGAAGTAAAAGGACAGGTCAATGATGTGTTTCCTTACAAATTTAAGATGTTCAGGAAACATATAGAGAATTTGCCAGATAAAGAAAATTATCTTATCTTTGAGGTCTTTACTAAGAAACAACTCTTAGAATTTATTCAAATTATTAAAGATGAAAGCCATAGAAAGAATGAGGAAATTGCTCAACAGTTTACCCAAGAGTGATATAACTTTAGGTGAACAGTTTATTCAGAGCAGAGATTTTGAGTCACTCAAGGACTTAGTAGATTCAGCAATATTCAAGACAAGGAAGAATATCAAGAGTGAAAATCCTAAACAAGAGTACCTTGATGTAGACTTGACAGAGTTAAGTAATTTAAAGGCTGAGGTAGATGTATATTTAACCCAGCTTGAAGTTCCCAGTAATGAATGGGAAGAAGACATAGAGGGGGAATACTATGATGAAGAGTATTAAAGAACTATCTTGGAATGTAACAGAGGAAGAGTACAGGAAAGACCCTGCAATCAGTTACTCTACATTATCAAGATTTGAAAGGGAAGGATGGAGAAATCCCAGTTCTCTCTTTGATAAGGTAGATAGTCCAGCATTATTATTTGGTAGTGCAGTGGATTGTATGCTTACTGATGGGGAACAAGCCTTTGCTGAGAGATTCATTGTATGTGAATTCCCTAATCTATCAGATAACCTGATAAGTATTACCAAAGTATTATTCTCCAAGTATGGAGATACACACAGAAGGGTAGATACTATTGATGATGAAGTGATTAGTAGTGTGGCTGTAGCCAATGGATATTATGCAGGAGACTCTTATAAAGCTACCAGAATAAAGAAGGTAAAAGAGAGTTGCAATGAGTATTATTCACTACTTGCACTGGCAGGAGACAAGACTATATTATCCCAAAAAGATTATAATGATGTGTCTCTGTGTGTTGATGAATTAAGAACCAACTCAATAACCAAGGATTTCTTTTATATAGACCCTTGGAATACTGATATTGAGAAGGTGTTTCAATTGAAATTCAAAGCTGAATGGAATGGAATACCAGTGAGATGTATGTTTGATGAACTTATTGTGGACCACCATAATAAGATTATCTATCCAATAGACTTAAAGACTACTGGGTATCCTGAGGAGAACTTTCAAGACTCCTTTGCTCACTGGAGATATGATATTCAAGCTAAGCTATATACATACATTCTTCAAGAGTGTATCAAGAGAGACCCCTATTTCAGTGAGTTCAAGATTCAGCATTATCAATTCATTGTTATCAATAGAAGAACAATTGCTCCTATTGTGTGGGAATTCTATGGAAACTTTGGTATGGTAGATTTAAAGGATGAAACAGGTAAGATATATAGGGATTGGAGGAAGATTCTTACAGACCTAAATTATTATCTTACTAATCCTAACTTGAAATATAGTAAGGAAGTGATGGCAAATGATTGTATTATGGAAATAAAGAATTTAGTACCAGCATGACAGAGTTAGAATATTTTAAAGGGGATGAACTGGCAGCCTCAACTTGGAGAAATAAGTATGCAGCAGAGGGAGAGCAAACTCCTGATGATACACACAGAAGATTAGCTAAGGAATTTGCAAGAGTAGAAAGTGATTATCATTGGAAAGGGTCAAATAGAATGAAATTGTCCAATTATGGATACCAAAGACCTAATCTTGATGAAGAGGCTATCTATCAGTTATTCAAGGACTTCAAGTATATTATACCCGGAGGTTCAGTTATGTCTGGTTGTGGAACTGGAGCATTAGTAAGTCTTAGTAATTGCTTTGTAATAGGCAGTCCAAAGGACAGTTATGCAGAGATAATGAAGACAAGAAGCCAACAAGCCCAACTTATGAAGAGAAGAGGTGGAGTTGGTTATGACTTATCTCAGCTTAGACCAAGAGGAGCTAAGGTTAATAATGCAGCAAGGTCTTCAACTGGTGCAGCATCTTTTATGGATGTATGTTCAGATATAACCAATGAAGTAGCTCAGAATGGAAGAAGAGGTGCTCTTATGTTAAGTATGAGTATCAATCATCCTGATATTGAGGAGTTTATAACTAAGAAGCAAGACTTAACCAAAGTAACTGGAGCTAATATATCAGTCAAGGTTACTGATGAGTTCATGCAGGCTGTAGTGAATGATGAGGAGTATTACCTAAGATTTCCTGTTGATGTAGAATTACCTAAAATAAGAGAGGAAATACCTTATGGGGAGTTGGTTCCTTTTGGAAACTTAATAGATAAGAATGTATATTTTATTAAGAAGGTGAGAGCAAGGGAGTTATGGGATACTCTCATGCACTGTGCTTGGAATACTGCTGAACCAGGGATTATGTTTGAAGGAGCAATGCACAACTATTCTCCTGATGGAGTTTATGAAGACTTTAGAATGGTGGGGACAAATCCATGTGGTGAAATACCAATGGGTCCATTTGATAGTTGCAGGTTGATTCATATTAATCTAAGTAGCTATGTTGTAGACCCATTTACAGATAAGGCTCACATTGATGAAGAGTTACTCTATATGCACTCTTATGAGGCTATGAGATTGGCTGATGATTTGGTTGATTTGGAGATTGAAGCTGTTGACAGAATTATTAACATAGTGAAGAATGATACTGATGATACTGAGTTCAAGTTATGGAGTAAAATCAAGGAGACTGCAATTCAAGGGAGAAGAGCTGGCTTAGGTTTTACTGGACTTGCTGATGCAATAGCTATGTTAGGATTGAAGTATGACTCTGATGAAGGTATTAATCAGGTTGAACAGTTAATGAAAGTTATGTTCAAAGGTCAGCTTGATAGTAATATTGACATGGCTATAGAAAGAGGGGCATTTCCTGCTTGGGATAAGAATAAGGAAAATGAAGGTAATGATTGGTATCATTGGCTATCTGCTAACTTCCCTGAGGAAGCAACTAAAATGAATCTGTTTGGAAGAAGAAATATTTCAAATAGTACAGTTGCACCCACAGGTACTGTAAACAAACTTGCAGCATAGTGGAGTAATCTACTATGAAAACTGGATGAATTGCTGGAAGGCTAAAATTAGTAATATTTAATTGTAATTATTTGGTACTTACACTTATTATAAGTATATTTGTGGTATAGAACCAGTAAATAATAGTATTATGAGTGTAAGAAAACATATACCTGAGATAGGTAAACAGTATGGGGGTTTAACTGTAATAAGTGAGGAAATCTCTAAAACTAAAGATGATAAGATTCTTTTTAAGGTAAGATGCTCTTGTGGTGAAGAGTTATTTGTTAGAGCATATTTTCTTGAAAGTGGTAGGCAAACTTCAACTACTGAAAGGAAAAATAGTAATGTAAACTATGACTTGCAATCAGCATCTTTAGATAGAATAGATTCTAATATTGGATATGAGCCAAATAATGTACAATGGGTACATAAAGATGTTAATAAAATGAAGTGGGCATTTGACCAACAGCATTTTATTGATGTATGTATTAAAATTGCTAATCATGCTAATCAGCAGCCAAGCCAAGAGTAAACTTTTGGAAGGTTCAGAGACTACCTGAGCTGTAAATCAGCTTAATAACAGGAAGTAGCTATAGGTAGTGCTGTAGTGAAAAAGTGTCCAGAGTCCTCTTAGGAGGATTATGATATAGTCCATACTTATATGAAAATATAAGATAAATAGAAGTATTTTAGCAGGTACAAGTAGTGGTATTGAACCTATATTCCTACCTTTCTATCAAAGAAAGAGGAAGTGTATGTCTGAAAGTGATAGGGTAGATTATGTAGATAAAGTAGGTGAGAAATACACTCTGTTTACAGTAGTTCATCCTAACTTGAAGAGATGGGCAATAGAAACTATGAACCATAGTGAGTCAGAAGTCAATGAATGGAGCTTGGGAGTATGGAAGGAAGTCTGGAAGGAAAGTCCTTATTATGGTTCTACAGCACCAGAGATTGATTGGAGACAGAGAGTTAAATTACAGGGAGTAGTTCAAAAGTATATCACTCACAGTATCAGTAGTACAGTTAATCTGGCTAAAGAAACTACAGAAGAGGAGATTGCTGACATCTATATTGAAGCATGGAAACAGGGATTGAAAGGTATTACTATCTACAGAGATGGATGTAGGGAAGGTGTATTAACTCAGGTTGAAAAACCTAAGACTATTGAAGGAAGACAGGCTCCTAAAAGACCTAAAGAACTTGAAGCTGATGCCTATTTGATTAAAGCAAAAGGTGAACAATTCATCATCTTGGTAGGTATGTTAGAGGGCAAACCTTATGAAGTCTTTGCATTCAGACCAAGGAATCCTATCAGCTTTAAACCTCATAAAGGTGTTATAACTAAAGTAAGCAAGATGCACTATAGCTTTACATCAGATGTCTTTCATATAGACAATCTTGAGTTAGCTAATGAGAATGTTGAAGAGAATGCAGCTACTTTGTATTCATCTATGTTACTAAGACATGGGGTAGATATTAAGTATATTGTCAAGACTGCAAAGAAGGTTAATGACAATATCACTTCATTCAGTTCAGCTATGTGTAGAGTACTTAGTAAGTATATCCCTAATGAGGAAATCAAGGGTGAGGTATGTCCTGATTGTGGTGGAACATTAGTAAGAGAAGGTGGTTGTATCCACTGTAAAGATTGTGGGTATTCAAAGTGCTTATGATATGAAGATTAAAACTAAGTTTAGTATGGGAGATTCTGCCTTTGTTATGTATAATAACAAGGTAGTTCCCATAATAATTATGGGGGTTCATTATTCTTTGGATAAATATACGGGGGAACATATTTCTTATTCTGCTAATATATCAACTGGTAATGGTCTGGAAAGATTTAAAGAGGATGATGTATTTATAACTAAAGAAGAATTATTAAAATCATTATGAAAATAAAAGTAAAAGAAATAACAAAAGGTTGTTTTCCTGTGAGAACAGGAGAGGATAAGTCAGATTGTTTTGACCTATGTCTGGCAGAAGATGTGACTTTGAAGAAAGGAGAGGTTTATGTTGCAAGGTTAGGTATTGCAACTGAACTTCCCAAGGGGATAGTAGCTAAGGTTTATAGTAGAAGTAGTGCTCCAAGTAAGTTGGGAGTTACTATTGCTAATGGTCTTGGATTCATTGACACTATTTATAATGGTGATACAGATGAATGGAGAGCACCACTATATGCTTTCAAGGCTGTAACTATCCCTAAAGGCACAAGAGTATGCCAATTTGAGGTTAAATTATCTCAGTTTGCTACTGTATGGCAGAAATTAAAATGGCTATTATCATCTAAACCACTTCTGGAGCCTGTGGATTTCCTTGGAAATGAAGGTAGGGGTGGTATTGGTAGTACAGGAAAGTAATCACTAAAAAAAAAACATGAAACATGGAGTTTGTATGGAAAACTGTAGCAATGATAGTGGTACTGGCTTTT